TTTAGAATCTTCGCAGCCTCACGCAGCTTGGCGATGTTCATGTTGGTGTTTGCACCACCAATCGAGTTCGCCACGGTGCCGGTGCCAGAAGCGGCAGACAGCGCGTCAAGGATCAGCTGATCCTGACGACGACCGATTGCAGCGCCAACAACCTGGGCGAGCTCGGAGCGCTCGTCAAAGTTGACCTTGGCTTGCGAGAACACATCGCTGTACTCTGCAGCGTTCCAATCGGACAGCGTGCAGGTAACAGTGCTGAACCCAACATTCATTGGGGTTACATCGGTTTGGGTAACGCGGGCAGTAGCCACGCCCTTGCCGACTTTCGGGAATTTAACAGTAGAGCCTTCGACACCACGACGCTGACGCACAGCGCCCACCAGCATTGCCTTGCCCTGGTAAGCCTGTTTGACCTCTGCGTCGAAGAGTGTGACGAAGGCATTGCTCAGAGAGATAGCCATTTCGTAACCTCGTTCGGTTGATTAGTCAGGGGTTTGCGCGTCGGTGAGCCGCTGGTGCGGGCCTTTGCTTGCTGCTTACGGCAGCCACTCGCCGGCATCTCGCCGTGGTCAGGGTCGGGGAAACCCGGTGGGCCTTGCCGCGATTGTATTGACATCTGCAAAAAATGCAATACACCCGCTTGATTTATTGACAAAAAAACCCGGCACAAGGCCGGGCAAAGTCCGCTGGCAACAACGGAGGAGTTACTCTGTGACGTAGGTGCGGAACATCCGCTCGACCTTCTGGCGGTAGGCCGGATCGCTCTTGTACTTAGGATCGGCCACCATCGCGTAGAGCTCTTCTTTGCTGGGTGCGCCATCAATCGGGGCAGACTCGATCGGCACTCGACCTTCGTATGCTTCGCGGATCTTCATCAGCGCATTCAACCCACGGGCAGTGCCGCCCATGATCTTGAATTCATCGAAGTCATCCTTCGACCAGACGCCCTTGGCCACCAGGCCGCGAGCCCAATCGACCATGCCGTTGACGACCGCGTTGGCGTTCGGCCCCAGCTTCTTCATTTCTTCTGCTGGGTCGACTATCTCGCCAGACATGAGCTCCTGCGCCTGGTTGCGCAGTGATGTCGCCAGATCATCAAACTGTGCTTGCGATAGGCCATTCTCTTTTGCCCAGCCGGCCAAGGTGTTGGCCATTGGGTTGCCGGCAGCTTCCTCGCCACCGAATGAGCTTAGATCGTATTTGCCATCAGCCGGGGCATTGTGCGCACCCTTGCTGATCTTGGCACGCAGATCGCGCCAGCTCTTGGCAATGCCCTCAAGATCGGGCTCGTTGCTGTCCTTGTTCCAGAAGTTCTCTGGCCAATAATCAGGGCGCTCGAGCGGGTCTTCTGCTGCTGCCTTGGTCGGATCGGGTGGTCGGTGGTCGATCTCGACTGCTTTGGTTTCTGTCGGGGTGTTTGGGTCTTCGACGCTCACGCTGTCGAGTAGGCCGGTACCACCGGGCTCGACAGTTGCTGTGTCTGTCATAGGTTCCTCGCTTGGTTGATCCGTGCAATTAGGTCGCGCACAACCGTTCTTTGGCCTTCGTTAAAGAACGCGTGCGATGGGTCTATGCCTGGCACGGCGACAGGCACGTCCACATACATCTGCCGAAGCCACTCAAGCAGCTTCTGGCCATCCTCGTTAGCAAAGACCCGCAGGCAAAGCCTGGCTAGATCCTCGCGCTGTTGTTTGACCTCGCGGATGTCATCTGTCTGACCTAGCGCATCGAGCTCATCCCAGCTCATGCAGGCATTCCTTCAGGCGCTGGCATCGCGCCTTGTTCTGCTTGCATGGCCATTGCCTGCGCCATTGCCATCTGCTGTTGCTGTGCCTGGGCTTCTTCCATCAGCACGGCACGCTCGGCTGCGGTGTTGCGTACGATTGCCGGCACACCCAGCTTGTCGCCGACGTAGTCGACCACCATGTCGTTCTTCAGAGCCAGCTGGCCATCGCTGCCGAATCCTTGCATCAGCTGCGCGTACTGGACAATCGCGTTGATCTCTTCCATGTTTTGCGCCATTGCCAGCGGGGCCACCGGCACGACCTTGGCCTCAAGCCCGTTGATCCGCAGCGGCATGTCGATCAGGCCGCGCTCATCCATCACCTCAAGGATCTTGGCGACCAGCGGAATCATGGTCTCGTTGATCAGGCGACCAAATGCCGAGCCCAGGTTCTGCGCGAGCTCCTTCATGCGCTCGACAATCTCGGTAGCCGAGCGAGCGGACATATTGTCCGGTGGCAGCGACTCATCCAGCAGAATGCGCTTGATGTTGGCAACTAGGTCGTTGATCACCAGCTGGCTGACGTTGAAGTCACCAGAGCGGGGCAGGGGTAGCAGCGCCGGGCCTTGCGGGCCACCGTTGCGTGCCACAGGAATGATTGCGCCTGGCACCAACCTCACCGTGTTTGGGTTCAGCACACCATCGTCAGCTGCGGTGTACACACCAGCGACTGCCAGCGAAGCATTCTTAAGCAACAGTTCCTTGGTCTTGTTCAGGGTCTTGATGTCCGGCAGCGCAGTCATCAGCGGGCCACGACCGTAGATCTCGCCGGCTACCTTCATGTAGCGCGACACCACCCAGGGCGATGTCTTGCGGCGGCGATAGACCAGCTCTTCTTTGCCTTCTTTCCAGATGACGTGGTAGCAGTAGTCACCACGCTTGGCATCGAAGATCGTTGCCTCGAGCAGCTCGACATCATCGGTCGGCTTCTGCTCGATCAAACGCTTTAAGGTGTCGGGTATCTTGGCGTCCGGCCATTGGCGCTGGATCGACTCGGCCTTCATGCGCATCCGGCGGTAGACATTGTCGACCTGGCCGTTAGCGCCTTCCTCGTAGCTGACCAGGAACAGCGGCACCGGCACAAAGTTGATCGGCGATACATCGTCACCCGGCTGCACCATCATGCAGGCAGTACCGACCGCGAGATCCAGCAGGAACTCACCGATGGCGATGTCGAAGTTACTTTGTTTCAGCACCGCGAACATCTGCTCGCTGTAAACATCCAGCACTGACTGCAGCTGCTGGCGACGATCAGGTGGGATCGATGGGCCAGGCTCAAGCCGGCACCATTTGCGCTGCGGCGGAAAGACGACAGACTGCAGCCTGTTCGCAAACCGTTGGGTGCTATTGATTGCTGTACTGTCAAAGACGCGCTGCATCTTCTTGCTGCCGGTCGCGCCTCCTTCCCAGACCCCATACAGCTGGCGCTGGGGCAGGGCAAACTCGTAGGCATCCTGGTACAGCTGCTGGAATTCGTCCTTCTTGCGTTGGGCGATCTCCTGCCGCTTCATTATTTCCTCGGGCTTTAGTCGCATTGCCCCTAGCGGTTCTTTGTAGGCCATCTCAGTCGTCCTTATTCAGCTTGTACTTTTCCAGCAGGTTGCGCCCCTTGGCGGCTAATCTGGCAGCTGCGCCTCGGGTACGCGGCACGGGCTCACCCCATGCGTTTGCAGCCTTCGCCAGCCTGGTCGGATCACCATCCTCATCAACCAGCGGGCCGCTCGGATTCGTATAGAACCGAGTTAAGAAAGATCCTTTGCGACGCGCACGCTCACCAGATGGGCTCGACTCTTTGACGCCAGGCTGCAGGTTCTTGCTTTCGCCCGAGCGCTCAAAGTGACGGCGACCGGCTTCGGTCAGCCCACCTTCTGGATCACGCAGCATCAGTCTTCTTCCTCATCCTCAAGCTCGGCCTCTTGCATCATTTCTTTCAGGCCGCGTATTGGCTTCTCTGACTTCTTGGCTGCCATGTACTTCTCGACCTTCTTACGCAGTGCAGGCGGGAGCTTAGACAGCTCGACCATGCCTTCTTCTTGTTCGTCTTCGATGCAGATCTCGATCTTCATTGCTTACCTCGCGCTGCGGCCATGTTGTCTATCAAGTTCGGGTAAGGTCTGCCTGCCTTCTGCGCACGCCGCATGGCATTGCGCTTCTGTACCTCAGACAGTTCTTTCGGCTTGCCGAGATCCTTTGGCCTTGGCTTATCCCAGACCTCTTTCGTGTCTTTCTGTTCCATGATCAAGTCTCCTGCAACATTGGTCTGCCGATCCTGCGCATCACGACGTTCTGCTTGGCTGCTTTACGCTCGCCGAGCTCGCGTTTGAACGTGGTCTCAAGCTCACCACGCTTGGCAGCAAACGGCGCGACATCAAGGCTTGCGATTGGCGGTGGCGCACCAGGTGGTGCTGGTGGCGTTGGCATCGAGATCGCTGGTGCTGTGGGTGCCTGTTCGGTAAACGTCGGAATAGCGCGTTGACTCGCTTGACTAGCACGCTCGCTTTGCTCTACGGCTGCGCGAACTTGGGCAATTAACCCGCCGCTAGTTGGCACCTCTTTAGCCGCTTCCAGCTGCAGATTTGCTTCAAAATCTATCAATGACGCTTGGAAAGCGTTGAGCCGCTCACGGTAGGCAGCTGCTTGCTGCTCGTATTCAGAAACGCGCTGGTTGTACGTTTGCAGCTCTCGTTGGTACTCAGGAAACGCAACATTGGTGTACTGCCTGACTGACGCCTCGTATGGGGCCATCTGTGTCGCAGCGCTTTTTTGCCATTCCGTAAAAGCATTCTGCTGCTGTTGTGTGACATCCAGCAATCCAGTTTGGAATTGCTTACCTAGCCGCTCAATGTCAGCAGTAGCGCGGCGCGTTGCCTGCCGCTTCTGATAAATGGTTGGTGCGGTAGCCATTACTGGATCATCATTCCGGTGCCAAGTGATTCGCTTGTGACCCCGAGTTCAGGGTTCAAGCGCTCTTGAGAGAGCAACATGCGGCGACCACCGCGAGTGCGTGCGCGTAGTTGTGTGGCTTCGGTCTCTGCCGCTTTGCGTCGTTGCTCATCGATAGCAGCCTGTGTTTCCTTGGCTTTCTGCTCCATCTCAAGCCTGGCCTGCTGGTACTGCGACAAGCCGGTCTCGTATGACTTGACGTTTTGCGAGAGCGCCGCTTGAGCAGTAGCGAGCTGATCCTTGGCAATCTTTGCTTGCTCCTCAAGCGACCCAGCCTGGCGGCTGAAGACTTGTGTCTGCTCGGCGACCCGAGCCCTCATTGCCTCGGCATCTGCCCTCTGTTGCGCCAGCGCTTGTTTCTGCTGTTGCTCTGCTTGAACACGCGATTTACGCGCTTCGTTGGCGGTGTAAGCGGAGCCCGCAACAATCGCCGCTGCAATCCAAAATGGCATATCAACCTCCGATCAAAACTTCATCCAGATTGTCTGGGTCTGTTTCATCCGTTGCATGGATACAGAACCAGACCGAATCCTCAAGCGCGACAATCCGGTGGTGCTTGCCGGCAGCAATATTGATGCAGGCCGGCGCAGCAAACTCCTCGGCATTGCCATCGATCTCCACCGTCACCCGACCGCTGGCAAGGATGCTTAGATGGTCATATTCGTGCGCATGGGTCACGGCAAAGTGATCCTTCGGCAGCATCATCTGTCTGGCGTACACACCATCAGAGAAGTGATGCGAGATGCCCAAATCAATGTCGACGCTCATATGCAAAAGATTCTATTGGATTTTGAACGGGTTGCAAGACAAAAGCTATATGCCAGATATACGTCATGCAAAAATATCGAAGTCCATCTTGGCCACCGTCATGCCGGGCGCTTTGCCGCCCAGGTTGTGCGACCTGGTCATGCGGTTGTATTCGCCGCCGCCCAGCATCAGGTAGCCGAATGAATCGCCGATGTGCGAGTGCTCGTTCTTGTTGGGTGCATCTCGGAAGCGCTCCTGGCCGGCACCGACTGCCACCCGCTTGAAGTGATAGCCGCCTGCCAGAGCCTTGCGTAGCAGCTTGCAGGAGCGATTGACGATCAGCCCAGGCTTGCCATCGATCAAGCGCTGCATGGGCGCTGCAGCTGACTCTCGACGTACCTTGAAGTCGTTAGACGCGGTCGGCTGCGCCTTTAAGCCCAGCGTGCGCAGGAAGTCGAACGCGGTCACCTCGTAGATGGCATCGCGTGCCATACCAGCAGGATCGCCCCAGATCATCACCTGGTGTTGTGGGTAGCGGGTATTGAGCTCGGCCAGCAGCTGCATACCAAATCGCTCGAGACCCATGTCGAAGGTGACGATCTCATGGTGGATGACCCAGCGGCCATTGGGTAAACGCTGGCCGATGGTGGCAGCAGGTGTCAGACCGAAGTCGAGGCCGACCTGGATCGGCGCGTCCATCGACAGATCGGTCTCACCGGACATAGTCGAATCATCGTACTCAGGCCAGACGGGTCTACCTTCTTGGACGTAGGTGTACTGGCCACCGGCATAGCACTTGATCCAATCGAGGTTTTTACCGAGCAGCATCTGCTGGTAGTAGCCGCCCGGCAGGTTGTTGACGTTCTCGGCTGCCGGGTTGATCTTCCACCACTTGCCGGCAGCAAAGACATGGTCGTTAGCCTCGGGGTTGTCGGGCAGGTCGGCAGGGTCGACCTCGGCCACGCCACCTGGTTGCTGCCAGAACTTCCAGGCATACGGGCCTGACATCTTTTCCTTGACTGCCATGCGGTGCCACCAGTGATCGTCATCGGTTGGGTTGGTATCCATCCAGATGCCGTGCCAGGTAGCGCCACCGTCGCGCTTGGTGGGGTAGCGGCCAACCCGATGCGTCAGACCATCGATGACCGCCTTGGGGAGCTCACGCGCTTCGTTGACCCATGCACCGGTCAGTTCCAGGGAAAGCAGCTTTCTGACGTCCTTGGGCTGGTCTAACGCCAGAAAGATGACCTCCATGTCGACGCCTGCAGCATCGCCTCGAGCTGGTAGCCGGATGTGGTGGGTGATCGGTGGTGTCCAGAGCATCGGGCCGAAAGTCGACTCGGGAAACAAGTCGAGCCAGGTCTTGATCGTGGTGGTCTTCAGCATGGGGTAACTGTTTCGCACCACGGCCCAGCGGGTGTAGCGGATGTTGTCAACGGGGGAGGGTTTCTGCTGGATCGCCTTCTTGAAGATCTTGGCTGCGCAGGCGTAGCTCTTGCCCGACCCCACCGGCCCCATCACGCCTTGGACGAAGTTGTCCGATTGAAAGAAGTCGTACACCACCGGGCTCAAGCTGAAGTCGAACCTCAAGCCCCCGGTCGCTACCGTCTTCTCTGACTGCTGTTTTGTCTTTGCCACGCTTCCTCCACAAACTCATTCGTTGACTGCCTTGGGCGGGGCAGGGCGGTTGACTTCCCGATACCCGTACTCGTTCAGACCAGTGACCAGACCGGCAGCCTCAAGCGCGTCCACGATCTTGGCGATGCGGGCATAGCCGACGCGGAGCTCACGCTGCAGCAACTCCAGCGAGCAGCGGTTGCGAGCCATGACAATCTGCACAGCCTCGGCATACAGCGGGTCATCAGCACCCACAGCATTGGCACGGTCACCCAGCCGTTCTTTCAGCCGGTTGATCGCCTGCTGCACCGGCCAGCAGCTGCGGTCTGCCAGCGTTTCCAGCGCGTCCTTGGCCTCTCTCAGCAGTGCCTCGTCACGGTCTTTCATGTCTGCCCCCTTGCGCGAATAGCTTCAGCGCATTGCTTGGCTGTGCCAATCGAGTACCAATCCTCTTGTGCTTTGTAGCCGCCAGCCGCTTCTTCAGCCTCGGTTTTAACCTTGTCACACACCTTCGCACACGCTTCGCGCTCTGCTGCTGCGACTAGGGCGGCGAAGCGCTCAATAAATTCAACTTCCTCTTTGTAGCCATCAATTCTTTGGTCAAGCCACAGTAGATCACCTTCTTTGTCAGCCTCCCGCGCCATGCGGATAACGTCATCTCTCGTCATTGCTCACCCCTTGGCGGTGCGACCACGTTTACATCGATCACACTCGGTTTGTCGTTCTCGTCAGGGTTGTCCAGCAAGCCACTAGCCTTGGCCAGCAACCGCAAGACACCCACCTTGTCGTACAGCTCGATGTCCAGAAAGCTGTTGCCGTCCTTGTCAGTCCGCACAGAGACCTTCTTGATCGCCTGCAGTGCGTGATCAGGGATCTGGTGCGCAGCCTTGACCTTGACGTTGCCAGCCTCATCCCAGGTCATGATGTCGGTGATCTTGGTATTGGCCATGCAGAGCAGGGCATAAGACACCGCTTCCCGGTTCTGGATCAGCGTATTCGATC